GATGTTATCTTGGACAGATTGATTGTCGGAGATAATATAAAAGTTGTCTTTTGAACTTATAAATTTTCTGTTCTCAATAAGATCTCGTGGATTGATAAGGCCGTATGGAAAACTCACATAGTATTTGTCGGGTATAACCCATTTTGATATTTTAGAAGATATCATAAAACTGCTTAACGCTCCATAAATAACACTCCACGAAAGACAATCTCTCTTATCTCTATCTTTGGGGTGAATTGGAACCCAGAATATCGGAATACGTTTACGTTGGTCTTTATTAACAGAGGTGTTAAAATAATAATAAGATGGATCTTCTATATAGTCTCCAATTCTATGACGTAATAGCGGCGCTGTGTCGTCGTTACAGACAATCCAGATTGTGTCACACCCAGCATATGCACACTCAACAATCGCAGCGTCTAAGAGAGTGTAATCATTCGCTATCGGAAGCATTACATCAGGAAATGGAAATTCTAAACTAGTATGTCCACCGGCAATCGGGACGATTCCCGCAAGATGGAAATTTGCTTTTGATGTAATAGTTTTTTCGTAAGTTTCCATAGCTCCTTCTCTTCTCTTATTTGCTTAAGGGTTTCTTGCATTGTAAATTTTGGTTTGTATCTTTTTATAATCTCACGCTGGATGTGTTCTATTTTGAGAGCGTAGAACTGTTGCTTGCCTCTTTTATTGTAACCATTCGGTCTCCCTCTCATGCCTTGATCTTTCATCATTTTAATTGTTTTAAGGCGGACGTAACCCTCACTATTTTCATATTCGTGTAGCTCCGACGTTTGCATGCGAGATACAGCGACAAGGTCTTTGAAACCTTTACCACCTGTTCCCTTTCTTTGTGAGTCATAAAAAATAATTTTATGAACGAGGTCATCTTCTGAATCATTTAGCTCCTGTAATTCTGTTTTGGCTCCTGATCTGATATCAAACCAGTCGTATACATCGACTTCACCATCTAAATGTTTATCGAACGACATCTTTCTTTCATAGGCTATGATAAAACGAGAGTTGTCGTTGAGAGAAAAAATAATTTTATTTCCTTCTTCTCGGACATTTCTCACATTATTGGGCATCATCACAAGTCCGGCCATTGAAAGCACAAACACAAGCCTGTCCCACACTTGAACTTTGGTTAACGGCATTTCTGCTGTGTATCCGAGCAGCTCAAAGAAAGAATTGTCCTCAACCATATCAAGTTCGAATGGAACATAGGGTTGTGTAAGAACTATCGGTGTCTCATGAATGTAAGCATAGAACAGAGACTCAAGAGAACCGCCTGTTATAATCTTAGGTAGAATTAGGTTCACATTGACCTCATTCGAACTCTAATCTCTCTCCAACGCTTATCTCCAGCTTTCTGAAGACTTCTCATAATTCTGTCTGCTTCTGCTTTATCTGTTGTTGTCATCGCAGTTTCAAATTCATCTTGTGGAGGAGCATCAGTTGGTTGTTCATCTGTTGTAGAAGGATCATAAAGATCAGGACTACGTAGCATTTTTCTCATGTTTGCTTTGGAGTCGCTGTATGCTTTTTTCATTCTTATGTAAGCACCTTTGTTGGCTTGCTCATCTGCTCCATCTTCAAAGCCACCATACTTCTTCCAAAGTCTTAATGCTATTTGAATAGCATTTTGCAGTTTGTGTTCTGCGTCAATTGCAACATCAATGTTCGGGTCGCTGGAATGTTTCATGTAAAACAGATAATCTTCCATCATTTCTTTCTGTTCTTCGTCTGTTGCTTTAGCTGGAACGATCAACATTCCGGAAGAATAAGCTCCACCAGAATGTCTAATATCCATGTTTGTTTTTTCTCCTTCTCTCCCAAACTCAGATAAGAAGTCATAGTTACGTGCTTGAAGCATTTGATCTAGCTTTTCAAATTTAGTAAAGAGATTTGTGTATGCTTCTTCGATATTGTTTCCTTTTGCAAAAACACCAGTAAATTGTGATTGTGCTAAATTCTCTTGAGCCCAAGATGGCACAAGACCGATTCCTTTGAATTTATTTTCTTTAGTGTCTGAAAATCTTTTATCTTGTGCTGGTGTATATGTTTCCATGGCATCGAAGTAATCAGCAAATAAAGATGCATCTCTGTTGAGTTCTTGGATTCTTTCTGTTGCTGTTTTACCGAACTCAACACGATTTAAATATTCTTCATCTTTGTTGGTTCCAGATCCATTCATGAATCTTGCTGCATGCAAAGCTGCTTTTACATATGCCAATTCTTCATTGTATGGGCGGCCTTTCTCTGCCCAAGCTTTTTCTATTAGTTTTTCAAAGTTTGACTTTTCTACGGCTTCTTTAACAACAAACTTTCGCCATTCAGTCAGTATCTTTTTCATCTTCATCTTTGCTAATCCTTATCAAAAATTCTTGTGGTACGTCTATAATTAGTTCGTTTCCAACTACTACATCATACACCCAATAGATTAGTTCTTGATCTGCGTTTGCCTTATAATAATTACGAGGGTGAGACATAACAATGCCTACCCTCGCATGGTTTCCTGTTGTTAGCAGCATGATGCCAAACGTATTTAATCTTACCAAATCACCTGTGTTATACTTCGCTGTGACCAGTTGCATTTCTGTACGCTTTGACTGTGACAGGGAAAAGGTCGGAGGCGATTTCCAAGCATGCTTCTGCGACTTTTTGTATTTCATATTGTGCACCATCGTGTAAACGAAGAGAAACAAATTTAAGAAGGTTATTAAGGTTAACAGTTCCATAATACTCTGTGTAAAGTGTTTGTGGTAAAACGCCTCTTGCTTGTTCTCTACACACTCCTTTATTAACTAGTTCATGAAATAAGTTCAAAGAACTTTGACAATGTCCTCGGTAAACTTCAGAAGCATTTGGATGGAAAGCGCGAATAATCTTAGACTCTCCATCGTGCCACAAGAAAGGATCGATCAACTCTTCTACGTTTGAGGCTTGTCTGTTTGATTTGTGTTGTGTTCTAAATTCTCGTGGACAATAAAACCGAAGTTCTTTGTCGGTGTATCGTCTGCTAATTTCGTTATAACTCCACGTTCTGTGACGGTGATGTTGAGAACGAATGAATAGAGGCACAGTAAATTTAAAGGTAACAACACAATGCTCCATAGTAGAAGTGTGCTTGTGGGAAACAAGGTAACGTATAAGTTTTCTGTCTCGTTTATCAAGTTCAGATTTTGTTGTACCAAAAGAAACACGAGCACTATTAACAACGGTAAGGTCGCTACCCATATGAGAAACATAGTCCACCCTACCGATGTTATCTCCATAGAGATCAATTGATTTTTCATATTGGCTCATTTACGCCTCTTGACACGAAGTTTCTTATTCTCCTTCATTCTTGTTTTCTTTGGAGTTGTGGCATAAAACTCATCTTCTCCGGAGAGCTGAGACATTCCCGGATCTCCATATCCTTTGTAAAGAGGAATAACAACAGGCTTTCCATCAATAAGAGTGATATTGTCCGGACGACCAGCACCTTGTGGATTACTAGGATCAGTATGGATTTCAGTTGCTGGGTTACTATCACCGGGGACTCTTGAGCCAAGATATCCACCTTCATAATAAGACTTTTCCATATCAGAAATCTCTGAGTCTCCAGAGGGAGTGAACATTTGACGCATGGTAAATATCATGTTTTCACCAGTATTTTCTCCAAAAACGAAACCCCATTGACGGAATTGAACATTAAGATCTTCCATTTGCTCCATAGAAGGGTTAAAAATAATAACTGAATCTTCGGGATGTCCTGAAAAAACACCGCCGACTGTTTTATATTCCAAACCCATATCATCTAGGGTTTTATTAAGACCTCTTGCAAGAGCACGATTTTTTCTTGCTCCTTTTTTGCCCTTCATTGATTGGGCCATAGGGTTTTGTCCGGACATAATACCAACGGTTTTAACATCAGTATTTCCTCTCAGAACATCCATAACTGCTTCATAATCCATATCAGTCTTGGCTTCTACTAAAACCATTTTGTTCTCTTTAATCACCTGCTTGATAAGTGACTTAAGACGCTGTGTTGTAAGTTTCATTTAAATTCTCCCATAAATGTAATTTTCTAACACTAAATAGTACGTTTCTTCTTCTATTTGTATCTTATTTAGCATTCTTTTTTCAAATACTACAATATCTCCAGAAGAGACCGGCAGGGAACAATCCTCTGCCGTCTCAAGCACCACACCGAGTTGATGTGGCGACTCTGGTTTTTTGTAATCGGTTGGAAGAACAATCAAAGATTCTTTCTCTTCTTGTTTCTTCTCAACTAGTTTAATAAGTATGTGTCTGTTAAATGGTTTCATTTTGCCTCCTATAATTCGCATGTGTCGTTTGAACAGAACTTAGACCCTACACCACCTTCGGATGTCTCAATCTTTTGAACAGGAGTGATGCCTACAATCATCTTCTCATATTCTTCTTTAGTGATTGGCTCATAAGGTGCTTGCTTGTATCCGGTCTCTTGATATTTAAGGAACGAAACAGCTTTCAGTCTCGCTTCATACATTTCAAGTGCATCCTTGATCTCTTCAGCTTCGTGCTCTTGGAAAGTCACAGTGATAGAAACAGAGTTGTCAGCCCAATAGTATTGATACTGTGCAGCAATCTCAAGTTGCTCCCACATTGTGATCTCTCGCTTACCTTTCTTGAAGAACGGCTCATGAACAGGGAACTCAACACACATAGTGTTTGGAGAGTAGGAATCCTTTTCAATCTTGTATCCAGCTTTTTCAAGAGTTGGAAGAATGTCAGAGGTCTCAGCGAAACGAATGCGACGAATATAATATTCATCCTCTGGATAGTGAATACCCGGTGTCGAACCGTTAAGAAGAGAAACTGTTCCAGAAGGCTTGATGGAAGTCATACGAACACTTCGTGGAACACAAAGCCAATCTGAATATGCTTTATCAAGTTTGCCAACATGCTTGTAGGCTTTATCACACCACTGCATCATGGTGCGTCTTCCAAACTTATTAAACGCTTGGATAACACCAGATTGGGAAAGACCAATGCGACGGTTCTTCAACATAATAGCATTTGTCTCAGGCCAATGGGTATTGATCAGAGTCACGGTTTTTCCGTACATATAGGCAATTTCAAGTGTTTGCACATAATCTTCATATGTGTCATGCTTGGCAGGGAATGTTTCCACCAAACAGCAAAGTTCTGCGTCTTCAAGCTGTTGTTCTACACAAGGGTTGAACCCCATTACCTTAAGGTCATCAGAACGCTTTCCGTCCTTCATACGTCCGTAATTACGGGCATTATCCAACCAAATATAACCAGGTTCTCCATTGATTGCAGATTGAGCAGCATGCCAAGTGTAGTCCATACCAACCTTTGCTTCGAATGAGTTGTTAGAACCCCAACGATGGTGATAAAGTTTCTCTTGGTCATTCTTCATCGTAAGATAATCTTTATCATCATACCCACCGATTGCAAGTGCAGCAGAACGGCGTACATTACCAGCAACGACACAACGACCAATAAGGTTTTCAATGTCAACAATATCAACAGACTCAATTTGTTCTCCTACTTTTGGGCCGAGAAGTTCTCTCAGATTATTGTGCAATTCAATGAGTGGATCAGGACCGGAAGATGTTCCACCAAAACCACGAATTGGTTCACCTTTTCCACGAATAGCGGAGTAATCAAAGTTGGGAACTTTTTTACCAAGTATGTAACCATCCAATAGGATATGAACACTATTAACCCAACCTTCACGAGAATCCTCAATAAGTAGTGTGTCGTTTGTCCAGTGCGGTTCTTTTAAAGAAAAAGTTTTAGCTCCAAGTGTATCAAAACCGACACCAATACCAACCATGAGAGCGTCCATCATCCAAGCGAATAGATATCCACCTTTATTTGCAATGTCTCGTGTTGAACGGAAAGCACAGTTGAAAAGACCAGCACCTGTTCTCTCCATGATAAACTTGGTACCCATCATCCAAAGTCCACGACCGGGTGGTGTCCACTTAAGGTTAAACAGACGATCGTATGCTTCTTTAGCTGTTTTCTGTGCTTTGGCATCATTCCACTCAATTCCAATCATGAAAGCGTGACGCTTCTGAATATCGAACATTCCTTCGATAACACGGCGACATGTTTGCCACCATTCTTCAGTACCCTCAGCACCTTCTTCAAACTCGCTTAAACGGCGAGCATATGTACGCTTAAACGTAACATAGCCGACAGGTCCCCAAGGGACTTCGGCTTCTTTATATTGAGCAATAAACTGCTCGGAAAGTCGAAACTTTCTTACATTCACATCTTTTAATTTTAACATTTTAAATCCTCATTTATGTTTTTTATATTTTTCTCTTAAGAAATCCAGAGTGTTTGTGCTAGAGTCTTTGATAACATCAGCAATAGATTCTCCGCTTTCTTGGTTTAAAACCTTCATGTTTACATTCGACCAGTCAACAAAGGCTGGAAATATAAGGCCATCGGGACCATTTCTGTTTTTGGCAATAAACATGCGACCTTTATTGGCTTGCTTGTCTTGAACAGTACGAGACAAAGAACAAATAAAGTCTGCAACGAAACACTTGTTGAATGCTTCTGAAATTGCTTCCATTGTGATAACTTCTGCATTGAGACCGGAACGGTTTGTTTGAGAAGCGGTCCAAACAGGACACTTATATATTTGAGCAATAGCTCGCAATTCTTCATAAGTGTTCTCAAGATCAAAGCGTTTCTCAGCAGTTGAACGAACAGGTCGCAGAAGATCAGCGTAATCAACGATAATCATATCAGGCTCAATGCCACGTTTTTTAAGACGTTCGATGTGTTGCTTAATAGTCTCAGTCGATGCAGACTTTGTAGGATACTCTTTGATAATAAGTTGACCAGGAATGTCTTTAATCTTGTAAAGAACCTGCTGCTTGTTATGAAAGAGATCGGATAAAGGTACACCCGAAATACAAGAATCATAACGATTACCAACAACCGTATCTTGCAACTCCAACGTGTAGTGCACAACAGTCTTGCCTTGCTTTAACGCTTCGGAACCCAAGTGAACCAATACCATTGATTTACCCGCACCTGTTGGCGCAATAACGACTCCTAGCTCAGACTTACCAAGACCACCCTTACAAATCTCATCAATCTTTTCAAACCCAGTAGATACAGGATCTCGTGATGTAATTGTATATCGTTCCTCAAAGTCTTTGATAAAGTCATGACCAAAGTTGTTGTCGGTTCCTAGCTTCAAGGCTTCCTCAATAACAGACTGAATCTCGTCAAAAGATGATGATTTAATAAGCTTAACTGATTTCATCATAGCACCTTTAAGAACCTGCTTGCGGCAGAAGTCAATTGAGCTATCTTTGATGTATTGAGAGTTGTCAATACGGTCAGTAGAAAGAATAGACGCATAGAATTGCAAAAGCTGTTCTTTGAGAGCTTTTGTGTAGTTATTGCATTCTGTTCTAATTCTTGATTCCATAATCTCATAAGAAGGGTGTACCTTGTATTTTGTTCTATGCTCAAAGAGAATCTTGGTAAATACCCGAAGATATTCATAGTCAAGAAACTCCACGTTCAAAACCTCTGCAACTTGGTCACAGAAAGGTCTGTCCGATAGCATGATGTGGCAGAATTTTTCTTGAAAGGCTTTGCCAAACCTTTGAAACGTTTCCGTTTGATTATTCATATGTCCTCCGATGATATAAGTAATATAACACGAAATAAAAAGTCTGTCAAGTTTTTATTTTTATAAAGTTATTTTTTTCATGGCATTAAATAAAACATTGAAGTTTCCTGCATTAATGCCGTCTGTCACGAGCTTTTTCGTAATTTCTAGCTTGTTCATTTCAGGCTCAAACTCTTCCAAAGAAAAATTTATTTGTTTTTTATGGAGATTACCAATGAGCGGACTATATAGTTGCATTATCTCAAAGTTCTTCTCAACAAGATGAGAATGTTCCAAAATATTTTCATGAACTTTGAGCATCTTATCCAAAGATTCGCAGTGTTCCATAATGTCTTCAACTTCGTATTGTTTATTCTCTTTGAGAAATTGAAATTTGCTTGCGACTGTCTTCAGTCCAACTCTCGGAACACCCGGAAGATTGTCTGATTTGTCTCCAACCAAACTTCTCGCTAATGCGAAATTTTTGGGGTGAATTTTGTGTTCTTCAAGCAAGGTAGGGTAATCTACCACCTTGTCTTGTATCGGACGATATAGCTTCGTTTTCTTTGAAATTAGCTGGAAAAAATCCTTATCTGAGGAGACTATCAGCTTCTCCCAATCTTCGTATATCTTATGTTGACAAATGTAAGAAATGCAATCATCTGCTTCGATATAATCAATCATTGTCTGTATGATAGGGAGA